CCACCACCATCGCCGCGAGGCGGTGGAGGTTGACGGCGTGATTCGTTAATCTTACGTTCGTAATCAAATATTGATCCTACAAAACCTTGATCTTTAGCGGCTGCATAATTAGCCATAAGGTCTGTTATTTTAGGTTTGTCAGGCACAGGCGCAACTTGAGGCGGCTCTATAAAACTTCTTGTTCTAGGATCAAACACGCGATTGCCAGCCACTTTAAACATCTGCGACTTCATCCACTCAGACATGCCCATCGCCTCTTGCTGGCGGTATTGTTCAAACTGAGTTGGATCGTCGGGCACCTCGGCCAACGCTTGCTCAAGAGTGCTGCCTTGCGACAACACTGCGCCCACATCGGGGTCGGCGTATTGCATCTTGACCAATTCACGAACGCTGTTGGGGTCACGGGCACGAAGCAGGCGATCACGAAACATTGCTGTTTTTTGAGCAACAGCTTGAGACTTAACCTCGCGCTCTTGCTGACCAATTGCGCCGCGAACTTGTTGCATCCGTAGCGCATTCATCTCTTGGTCTTGCGCCATTTTTTGTTGATCTTGCGCCATTTTTTGTTGCGCTAAAGCATTGACGCGCTGTTCTTCTTGACTTTGCATCAAACCTTCGTAAAAGTTTGCAGGGCCACTTTTCCGAAGAAGGTTAAAGTTTAATTCAGCCATGTTTAATCCTTAAGGTGCGTAACCAGTGGGGCCTTCGCCAGCATACCCTGATCCATACCCGCCGCCAAAAGTCATAGGGCTTGTAGTCATAGGGTTTCCCCCACCGCCCGACAAATATTTGCTTAATGCGCTACCAAGTTGACCATACGAAGAAGACCTTGCTTGTTGACCTGAAATCAAGGCGTTGCCAGTGTTTACGCCTTGTTGATACATTTGTGGCCCCGCGCCTGAAGCGTAACTTTGACCGCCAGCAGCCATTGAATTAGCAGCCGTTGGCGCAAAACCTACCACACCCGCAAGTGCATTACGGCGCAATCCTTGGGTGTCTCTAAAACGGTTGTATGCGTTTGAGTATTCTTGCGAACCCATTTCCTGACCAAATCGAGTGGCAGCTTTCAAAGCACCGCCAGAGATCAAACCACCACGGGCGGCTGCTTGACGATCAAGCCCTTTTTGACCTTCCGACAAACGAAAAGCATAGCCTGGGTCGGCTTGGTAATCTCCCATATTAAAGCCGCGCACCAATTCGCCGCCTTGCTCAATGCCTTGAAGATAACCAGGCAACGCATTAACTCCAGCTTCGTAAAACGGTTTTTGACGGGAAACGCCTTCTTCGTACATTCTTGTACGTAGCGCTAAATCACGCTCCGCAGCCGCGTTTGCTGCTTGAGAAGCTTCACGCGCTGCGCCAGACGCGCCGCCGCCTGTAACTTCTTCGGTTGCGCCACCAAGTGACGCACCCAAAGCTGCGCCAGGAGGCCCACCTACAACAAACCCTAAACCAGCACCTATAAGTTGACCCCATCCCATAGTATTCTCCTTATGTCACCTCACGCCCAGAGACGCGAATATTGATTGCGCTGGCAGTACCAGCAATTGTACTGATGAAGTCGCCAACACCAAGCACTTGGCCTACCAGTTCAGGGAAGGTGTAGACCTCACTGGCTTGCAAGGTCTTGGTCTTGGTAATCAAGTTGGTGTTGCCAGCAGAGCCAGCCAATGTGACCAAGTTTACGCTGATCGTTGCTGCCGTAGCAGTGATGTTGGTAGCCGTGAACTTGTCAAGAATTGCGGTAACGCCAGTAGCTGTGTACTGGGTTGTTTGCGAGTTTTCGGCAAACTTTGCGGGTACAAGTACCTTTACTGATACGGTCATGGTTTACTCCAATAGCAGGTTGTTGTTAGCGGCCTGTTGCATGATGATCCAATTTGTGCCGTCAGACACCATTGTCGCCCAATTCCCTACAACTGCCAAGAGGATTGCGGTGCCAGCAGTCGTGCTGTCAATCAGCACAACGTTACTGGTTGCAGACACCAAAGTCTGCGCTTGCAAGTTTTTAAAAACCAAATACCTACCCACATACAAGGACGCCGAAGGCAAGGTCACCGTGCAAGTTGAGCCTGACTTGTTGTTGATAAGCCAAGTCTCATTTGCGGCAACAATAAAGTCAGCCGTCTTGGTAACTGGCGCACTTGAAAGCGCAGCAATGCTTGCAGTGATCAAGCCAATGTCAAAAATAGGCTGCACCTGCAACGCCTCAATCTGCTTTTGCATTTCAGCAGTTTGAGACACCAAGGCAGCGCAGCAGTCGCCCAATACGTCTGGAAATGGCAAAGTAACCACTGGCGGTAGCGTTTGCAATTCCTGATTGACCGAGCGAAGCGCCGCATCGTAGGACGCAAGCAAAGAGTCAGTATCAGTGCCAATATCACCACTATCAACAACAGCAGACGCAATGTTGTTGAGTGACAAGAAAAACAAGTACCAAGCGCGGTCAATCAGATTCGTGCGAGGATCAATCAGCGGCACTCGCGGCGGCGTGATTGGCGTTGGATTTGCATTAGGGCTAGGCATTTGTTGGACTCAAAATGAGTTCAGCGCCCATGATTGTTATTTTTACCGGGTCAGTACCCGAGAGTTCGTACACGCGGTCACGCAGTTTCATTGTCATGCCCAAACGCCGCCAGAAAGTCCGGTGGCCGTAAGCACCGAGTTTGCCTATAGATGACCAGTGTTCGTTTGAATACGTGTGGCCTCCGTCATCCGACCAGCGCAACATGACTTGAGGATCGTACCCCGGTGCGGCAAGGTAGGAATTGGTGACAATCTCATAGCCCGTAATGTCAGTGTCTGATAACTCATACTGCCCCAAAGGCTCAAAACCGTCCCCTGATTCAGTGGTCAAAATTACGCCAGATTGCGTAGCTAAAAACGTTTGCACGTATTCGGCTACAAGGTCTAGCCCCGCTTCAGTGTCAATATTTTCACTGTCATACCCAGGGTACAGATTTAGCCCTACGCCCGTCTCGCAATCTAATTGCAAGCTGTGCTGCGCGGTGCGTTTAAGGTTGTTGGTGCCGGTAGGCAACGCCCTCCAAGAACGCAACCATCTTTGAATGCCGCCATTGTCCGAATAATCGTCCAAGTCAAATGCGTAAATGTTGCCGTTTTCAAAGTCGCCAACAACGATTTTGTTGTTGAACGCCATCTGGCAGTTACTGCGGTGACGGGTAAACTCACCGTCAACAAAGCCTGCACGTTCGTGCCAAGCCTGCGTAGAAGCATCATAGACCCAAGTGGTATTGGCGTTAGGAAAAATCAGCACATAAAAACTGTGGCCGTCCTGTTGGTAGGTGTACGCAATAGCGTCCGTCAAGTCAGCGTACTGCTGAATCTGCCACTCAACAGCATGGGTAGAAATGCGAACGCCCGAATAGCCATTGGCACGGTAGACAATACCTTGACCACGGCGGTCACGGCCGAGCCAAAACAGGCCGTTGTCCATCTTAGCTATAGAGAAGGGGGCAGCGCAGCCAAGCTCGTTAAAAGCGCCTTGGATACGCTGTAGGGGGAAGTCTGTGGCACCACTGTCGTACCAGACCTCAATTGAATTTGTGCCAAAGGCCCACACTTCACGGAAGTTGGACGTTACGGCCAGCAGGCCGTCTGGTGAGCCTTCAGTGCTGACAAACTCAAGCGGGTCAATAGATGTGCCGTCTAGCAACTGCGTCACCCACATCAACTGGCTGTTGGGTTCGTTAAACACAAAGTAGCCGTCCAGATAGCAGACAGTTACCGCGCCAGGGAAGTCAACGTCAGTGATTTGACCAAAGACGTTTGTGGTGTTGTTGTAGATGTAGCTTGGACCATTGGCCGCAATAAACAATTGCGTACCGTTGTCGGCCAAACTGACAGGGCCGGTGCCAGCCACCGTGCCAAGCAGTGTGGCTGCATAGGCATTGTCAATCTTGTAAAGCTGAGTGCCTGACACAACAAAGCCAATGCCGTCATTAGGTGAGAACGCCCACAAGCCACGGATCGGGCCGGTGCCTATTGTGTTGAGTAAATTCAAACCAGGTGCGCGGTTTAAGAACGCCGGTTCCTTGCCTGCCTCGGGCACGATCTCTGGAAACAAGTTCACCATCCGAGCGTCAGCAGCATTGACGCTACGCGCAACGTATGTGCTTCCAAGAATGGGCGTTTTCATTAAGCCGCAACTGCTTTGATAACAGCAAAAGCAATAACAATGGCTTCAGATAACGAAGCCAAAGAAATATTACGAACGTTGATGCTTGCTGACCCTGCGGCTGACTGAGCATTTAATGAGTACGAACCAGCCGTGCCGCCACTAATGTGGTTCATAACCAAAATGTCGCCAGCTTCAATTACCGTGTTGGTTAAAGTAAAACTGACGGTAGTCGAGGCGGCTAATGCAGCAGCGTCTAACGTAATTTGACCAGTGGATTTGCTTAGTGTTACGCCTGTAGCTTTGCTAGTAGCTTGTGTTACAACACCACCTGAACCTGTAGCATATCCTTGTTTGCCCGTGCCACTGATAACTTGATTGCCAGTAGTTGACAAGCTAGTGCCAGTGGCTGCACCAATTACAGGCGTAACCATAACCATACTGGTGCTGGTGCAATTTGACAAATTACCGCTTGTTGGCGTACCCAATACGGGCGTAACCATAGCCATACTTGTACTGGTACAAGCGCTGATATTGCCACTGGCAACAGTGCCAAGCGCAGGCGCGACTAATGTTGCATTGGTAAACAGCAGTGCGTTGGTAACTTGTTTTGTTGTGCCTGATTGCACAATTGGCAAGACATCACCAACGGCAGCAGCAGTTGCGACGGGAAGGGAGGTAATTGCAATAGTAGCCATGTTAGTAGTTTCCTGCGTAAATGTTGAATCGTTGGCGGTTAGCGACTAATGCGTAAGGCAGTGCCATCACATCATCAGGGTTGTTGATGCGCTTCAAGTTGCGCTTGCTGGTCATTGCAATGCGTTGCACTTGGGGACTTGGCTCTACGCCAAACTCAGGAGCGAACTCCATAGCCAAGTTGTAAGTAAACGCACGGAGATAACCGGGTGGGTAGTACAGAACCGTTGCCAAAGTTGCAGGGTTGTTTAGTTCTTTCACCGAAATAAAATGCCATTCCAAGTCCTGCGTTGGACGAGGATAAACGTACATCTCAATA